GGCATCAAAAGCGTCATCGGTAATAGCAGTCTTGTTCTGCTGGATTAAGCGATACGAATCAAAGAATCTGCTGTTGTCGTTTGTTACCTCATCACCAGCGAAAACATAGTCGGGGAAGTCAATAGCAATCTGAGCAAGAGATCTATCTAGGATCTCATTCTTATTAAGACCGATTAGATTAGCAGCATCGTCAAAACGATCTTCACGGAACTCAGTCTCTACTGGGAAGTTTCCAGTGCCTTCAGTTCTATCAATTCTACCAGCGGACAGAACTCCTGTTACAATACTAGAAAGTGTAGCAATGGAGTTTTGAACGTCTACACAAGCAGCAGCATTTCCGGAATCTCCGACAATAATATCCCCTAAACCATCTCCATATTCTGCTTCGCCAGCGGAGATCGTTCTATCCTTAACATAGAGTTGGTTGGTTACCGCTTTCTGCATCCAATCTCTTGCTTGATTGAAAGCGATAATAGAAATTGATTCTTCACCTACAAGACCAGGATAAACAGGAACATCATCAGTAATAAAATAGTTCTCTGTTAGTCTACGAGTATATTTGTTACCAGCACCTAGGAAAATATCAAGGGAGATAGCATCTACAAAATATCCAATGTCTCTACCACACTTAGACTCACCGAATGGAGGAGCACCATAATCAGGAAGGACAGCATCGATTGCTGTTTGACCATTAGCAAAGGGAGTACCAGGGGTAACTTCAGATTGAACAGCATCAACTGTAATGCTAACTAGATTCTGAATAGATGCTCTTACATCAGCACAGTTTTGAAGTCCATCGGATAAGTCATCTTGAACTTCTCCTGTAATGGGATCAGGGATAACCGTTAGATCTTTTCTGAATAGATTATTAGTTACTGCCAACTCCATAGCATTGGCAGCTGCCTGGAAAGCGGTAATGGATTCTTCGCCTTCTCCGTCAAGACCGATGAATACACCACCAGGGAAATATGCCTGAGCAACTTCTTTAGATTTTACGTTTCCTTCATTATAAAGATCATCTATAACACCATCGATTAAGTATCCAATGTCACGCTTACACTTACCAATACCAGCATTGTAATTTCCGTTGTTAACATAGGGAAGTAGATCTACATCACCAGCATCAATAGACTCGGAAATAATAGTGTGTAGGTTTTCAATAGTGTTTTGAACATCAGTACATGCTGTAGGGTCATTATTGGCAACATTTGGTTCACCACTACCAAACTCTGCTGGACCAGGAATAATAGTTACCAAGTCGGTAATCTGTTGGTTGGATACAGATAATTTTAATAAATTTTTAGCAAAGTTCCAAGCAAACAAAGATGCTAACTTAGCATCACCTGGGATAGCATCTGCTCTAGGAGTACCAAACTCATCAAAATAATTTAGAACAAAATCTCTAGAATATCTATTTCCTCTGCTGAATAAATCTAGAGCAATAGCATCAATAAAATATCCGATATCTCTACGGCACTTGGATTCTCCTCCTGGTGTTGTATCAATTACCCATCCTTGAATACCAGCTTCTGTTACAGTATTAGTCCATGTCTCATTAACAATGTTTGATTTATTGAGACTGATTAGATAGTAAGCATCATAATAGCGAGCGTTGAGAGCATTAGATTCATCACCTGGGAATTCAAATAAAGGTGCTCTGTAATCTACAGCAATCTGTGCTAGTCCTCTATCAGCGACTTCATTTTTATTGAGTCTAATTAAATTAGAACCATCTTGATATCTTCCTCTTGGGATATTAGATTCGTCAGGAAGAACATTTAATCCATTCTGTAGAGGATCTGTGGTATCGGCAGCATCTCTGGCAGTTTCTAAAACTAATTGAACAGATGCCTCTAAGGTAGCAATAGTGCTTACTACATCAGCACAAGCCGCTAACTGGGTGTTGGGAATATCGTTTACATCATCTGCTGGATCATTGCTGTAATTAGTATTACCTTCAGATACAGTTAAGTCGGTATACCATACTTCACCTACAGCAGTAGCTTCGGCAACCATATCTCTAGAAAGAGAGTTTAGAGTAATGTTAGTTTGATTCCTAATTGCTCCTTGCATCAATACTCTAGCATTATCATAAGCAGCAATAGAAGCGTCTTCTTCTCCGATAATTGCTGGCAAGAATTCACCAGCGTCATTATAGAATGCTTTTAAGAAAGCAATAGTATAGGTGTTAGAACCACCTGTAGAAACATCAAGAGAAATAGCATCAATAAATCTTCCGATATCAGTCTTACATTGTTCTGGAGTTCCTACATTAGTAAACCCTTGCTCATTAATTAGAACGTCATAAGCGAGCTCGATGATAGTAGTTCTATTTTTTTGAATGAGTCTATAAGCGTCCTTGTATCTAGATGTTCTAGTTTCTACTGGGTCGCCTGGGTATACCCAATCTAATCCAAAATCTGGATTAGACTCATCATACTGAAGAGCAATTTCAGCAAGAGATCTATCTACAATCTCTCTACGGTTCTGTTGGATGAGACGATAAGAATCCTTATATCTAGAGAATCTATTCTCTACATCATCATCTGGGAAGTTAAAATCAGGATATTCAATAGCAATCTCGGCAAGAGATCTATCTTTAATCTCTTCCATGTTGGAGAAGATTAGGTTTCTGGCATCCTTCCATCTGCCAGACTCAGCAGGGGAGTCGGGGAATACAAAACGGTTATTACTAGTTCTGGTGATACCATCTAAGTTACCAGGGGTAGCATCACTACCGATTGCTTGTAGATAGATTAGTGTTAACGCCCAGATAGCAGAAGCAACGTCAGTACACCCAGCACCGTAATCAACAGCAGGCGTGGGTTCTGTTCTTGTAACTCCAGTTAGATCACCAACACCAGCATCTGTTCCAATGGCATCAGTGATGATTGTTGTCAAATCAGCAATCTTAGTTGCTTGAGCAACACAGTCTGGATCAGCAGGATCGGGTAATACATAAGGATCAATAACCTGAGTGAATGTATTTTCTGTTCCGCTAATTGGAGTAACAGCGATGCCTCTCATTACATCAATTGCTACATCTCTAGCATTCTCGTATACATTTACAGCTTCATCTCTTTCAGCATCTAGTAGAGTAGAAACTGCTTCGCCGTTGAACGTTCCGGTTACATATACATTAGCAGCATCATATACTTTATCATTACCACCATATGTTAGGTTGTAGATGATAGCATCTAATACATCTAGTACGTCATCAATACAATCTTGTGGTGTTCCTGTTCCGGCAAATCCAGCAAATGCTGGGTTAGCAATCATTCTGTCGTAACCTTCAGCAGCAATGAAGTCCTTATTTCTTCTGATGAGATCAGCAGCTTCAGCAGATGTCTGATCAACGATTGCTAGGGGATCTAGAACAATGGTGGTGTCAAATACTGGAGTGAGACCATGAAGACCTTCAATAGCAGCGGTAGCGTCCTGTCTCATTACCTCCATCATTACATAGGCAACTTCCTGGTATACAATAGCAGAGGCATCTCTCTCACCTGTAATAAGATCACCAAACTCAGAAATGGTATATACTTCAGCATAGTCATATACCTTATTGTTGCCGTCATATTTCATGTTGAAAGCAACAGCATCGATGAATAGTTTTACGTCATCGATACATTCCTGATTTCCGTTAGGAACAGTAAATCCTGGATCAATTATTAGGTATCTCGCTAGTCCTCTTTCAAATCCTTCGTTAGCGATATAATCAATATTGTTCTGGATAGTGTCATAGGCATCAATCCATCTATTGCCTCTTGCGTAATCCTTATACTCAGTTAGAAGTTCTCCGACTACTTCATCCTGAAGAAGTTTTCTGTTTAACAGAATATTGTTAGCAGCATCACATAGCTTACCGTTAAATCCTCTTTGTGCTGTTCTTAGAGCAGCCCCGATAGATGCTTTTGCCGTCTCAGCACTCAAACCATCGTTGGCATCGTCTCCGTCTTTCGATACCCACAATACGTTCTCAATAGTGAGAGATTTCCAAAGAAGTTTTCCTTCTTTATTAACTTTAAGAAACTGTCCGTCTTCACCACTACTACCAGTCGAATCAATAATCTCTCCTGGTTTTAGACCACCATCAATTAGCAATCGATCAATAGGAGTTACACCTGTAGCGATATCGAACAGGTCTTGGCCGATCTCATTGATCTTAACCCTTTGCTGTTCGAAGTTATCTGATTGGAAAACTTCCTTACGAGTAATTGCCATTTTTGATTAACTGACGGAGTAAACTTTTGATTTCTGACACGTCTTCTTTAAGATTATTTATGTCAGAAGTTATTGTAGAAAACCTACTAGCAATAGTGTTTCTAGTGGGTTTCTCGGTATTAACAATGGCACCAGTACGGGGGTCACGGTATAAATTTTCGTGACCCTGTACCTTTATATAATCATTCATGTTAGTAAGATGCTACAGCTCTCAAGTCTTGAATTTTCGGAGTCAGGGTAGGATCATCTGTCTTCATAATAATCTTCACTGAGTAAGAAGAAAACTCAGGTAAGTTACTCACACTATACTTTAATTCTTGGTAATTAGATTGTAACTCGTAATTACCGGAGATAGAATTAGAAGCAGTAGCAATATCATTTACATCAGGATTTCCATCAATATTAAATGCTACCCAGTTAATATCATCAAAGTTTTCTTGACTGGATGCTTTCTTAAACTTATAGAATACTTTTACATTTTCTACATTTGTTAGGGTGGCAGTCAATCTAACATCAATAGATGTTCCTGGGTTATTGATGAATACTTCCTTAGTTACATATTTAGCAAGCGAGGAACTATTCTTAGATTCTTCATCCGATACATAATCAACACCAGTGGATAAAACCATAGATCCGATAGTAAGATATTTTTCATCAGAAGATTGTAAAATATCATTAACTCTAAAGATATCTTGCTGTTGTTCTGAAGCATTGGAATTTCTTACAAAAGCAGATCCTGTTGTGATTTCTGCTTCAAAATCTCCATTAATGGGACGATATGGAGTGTCAACAATTAGAACTCTATCTTTAGAATCCCACTCAATTACTTTGCCGTTGATTGTGTTATCGTATGTTGTTAGTAGATTTAAAGGATAAGAAGCAACCACATTCGATCCCTCGGAGAAATCATATTCTACTGGTTGTAGTGCTTGAATCGTTACGGAAGCAGAAGTAACAGTAATACCAGCTGGCGTTACAATCGTAATAGACTCTCCCACGATTAATTGAGAGGTAGTGCTAATGTCGATCACTGCTTGAGAGGTTCCATCCCATTCTACAATTTTACCAATAGAACCTGATGTAACTCCGGTGATAACACTACCAACAACAATGTCATCAGGAGTTCCAATAATTAAGAAGTCTGTATTGTAAGAAGGTAAGAATCTAAGTTCTTGATATCTCTTACCATATCTAGACTCAAATCCAGTAGCATTTTCAACTCTATTTGTAGCTGTTTTTACAGAAGCAGCATTGAGATCAATAACAGGAGATACATTTGGATTCTCTGTGGATAAACTAATTTTATACTCTAGGGAATTCTCTATGAAATTAACTGTCTGATTAATTCTAGAAGCAATGACTTTTTGATTTGTAAAATAGTGTTGCTCATTTAAGAAAGTTCTTTCATATTCGGATTGTTGATATGAAGTATAATTTTGAGTATTAGAATCTACAGGAACAATGTTGGTAGTTTTAACCATTGCCTGAATAGAAGTCTTATCTAATTGTAGATAAGATACCTGGGCATATAATCTTTCATATTTTCTATTATATGATGCTAATACATTAGAACCACCTCCCAAGATATTAGAGCCTGCTCTGCTTGGGGTAACAATATTATAGAAATCTAAACCACAGTTAATTACTTCGTATAGTTCTCCATTCAGTGTGACTGCTGGAATTCCACCTGTGTCTTCTGCTTTCTTGAAGAACACGAAAGATTTACCTCTGTCTTCAAATCCATTATCTCTATGTAATACCTTGACAATAGCATTATTGCCTTTGAATAAATCAGAAGTAGCATTGATTGGTGATCTTACACTAGTCTCAAAAGGAGCTGTTTCTAATTTTTCAAATCCTGGATTTTCATTTGCCAATCTCAAAGATCCAACAGCACTGGTGCTAAACTCTGCTTTGTATAGGGTAAACTTAAGGTCTTCAAATAAGTCCTCTACAAAGTTGTCGGTATTCTGAGACTTGTAAAGAGATCCTAGTAATGGCTGAGTGGTTACAGCAGCATTTGTTGTAACTTCTTGCTCTCCTAGTTTGGAAGACCATAGAACATAGTCAATAGAATCTGTTTCGATATTTAAAGCATACTCGGTATCATTCTGTAAATAGACTGGATACTTAAACTTAAAGTAAGATGGTGTGGTAGATAAAGTAGGATTAATAGATAATGAATCAGATGCTACCCCCATCCTCACAGCAGGTGTATCAATTTCAATAATAGATTCTACAATAGCTCCGCTAGCACCAGTTCCAATACCACCCACAACTACGGCGGGAGCTTCTGTATAACCATTACCAGATAGAACCAAGTCTACATTATACACAGAACCATTTGATACTTGAATATCAGCGGATGCTGTGCTGCTACCTGGAAGTTGTGGACTTTCGATAGTAATCGTAGCACCCTGATATTTTTCTCCAATATCATTGATCTTGAGATCAACTACTCTTCCGGAATCTTTGGCAATATTGAGAGCGATGTTTTTATTCTCTGTAGTATTGACATTCTTAACAGAAGGTGTAGAAATGATTTCATCCTGTAAGAAAGAAATACCATTGTGGTTACTTAGAACTAAAGTATAAGTTTGATTTCTATTTAAAGTAAACGTAGTTGATAGTTCATCACCGATAGGAATACCGTTCTTATCCAGAACCGTCTTCAAAGGACCTTTCGCTCCGCTATCCATTCCAGATACAGTTTCTCCTTTGAATAGAACAACAGTATCAGAATTTCCTGTAATATACGTAACTAGTTGTGTATCTGGGAATAAAGTTACTTGAGAACCTGGGAGAATATTCTTACCAGGAGCTCCAGAATTAATATCAGTTATATATGCTCTAATAGGAACATTAGAACTCTTCTGGGAGAAGTATAAATCTAATCCTGTAACAAACACACCACCTTCGAATCCTTCGATACGGAATGTCTGTGCCAATGGATTTGGTTTTACTTCTTGATCTGTGTTGCTATTGGTAAACTGAATACCTTCATTTGCTTTAAAGTAAGAGATGCCACTAGAAATAATAGATTGTGGATTGCTAGGAACAATACCCGAAGCATAGAATTGAACCTCAGCGTAAGTATCTAACTCTTCTTTATTAAGACCATCAGAAGAGAAGAAGAAAGTCTTAGAACCTTCTGTAATTCTAAGTTCTTCGGCAAGTGTATCATAAAGAACAGTATCTACATTACCAGTCCATCTCGCTCCGATAGAAGGGGGGAATCCAGCAGGAACTAAGATAATACCACTCAAGCTTCCCGTAGAATCTGTAACTAAATCAGATCCAAAAGTAGTTAGTGAGTTGCCAGCAATACCCGTGTACTTACCATCAGGATTTGCCCATCTTCCGATGTCTCTTCCTTCTAAGTATACAAAGATCTTTGTATTTGGCTTTAAACGATTTAAAGTAAATTTAACAGGAATTGATCTAGCAAAGAATTGTACACCAGTTGCTACAGTTCTTCCATTAACAACCTTGGAATTTACACCTTTTCCTAGTTCATTGTTCTGTGGACTGATGTTAGAAGAACTAGCAACAGAAGCAGAAGATGTAGAGGTAATAATATTTTCTGTATTAATATCAGATAATCCATTGATATTGAACAAAGTCTTATCTGTTCCAACCCAATTAACTACAAACGAATCATATAAAGAAGCTAAGGATTCTTTTGGATTGACCTTTGCTAATAGAATAGAATTTAATTTAGTATTTGTATCAACTACGAGAGGTTCTATACTATCGTCATACCATTGATCGATGGTTGGGGAAATATTAGCATCACCAACATACTGAATAACGACAAATGGATTTGGGTTAATTGTTCCAGTGGCATTACTGTTGCCCAACAATGGTAAGTTGTTGTATGGAAGTGTGATAACACCATGGTTGTTGACATAACCATCAATGACTCTTTGGTCATTTCTTACGTTAACCTCTTTTAAGACAAAACTATCTTCTTTAGATTGTGGTCTTAAGACAGATTGCTGAGAATCAATAGCACACTGGTAGTCAACAGAAGCAAGATTACCGGCAGAATGTGCTTCGAAAGCATCTACAACAAATCCTGCTTTAAATCTGTCTAAACCAATATCATCCTTAATCTGCATGTTTAGTGCTTGCTGCTCAAGGATGCTTAGAGATGTGTAGAACTCAAGACGTTCTATACGCTTCTCTAGTTTACCAATATCTCTCATAGTATAACGTCTGTTATCTACGGGGATAATTCTTACATCTTTAGTGCTATTTGTAAAAGCGGGGATGTGAAGATAAGCAAGAGCAATAGCATCATCAATAATTTCTGGTTTGGATGGATTTAGAGAAGCATTTCCTTTTTCTACAATAACCTCTCCGTTCTTATTCAAGAAAACACCATCCATCCTGTCTAAGTATTGTTTCTCCGAGAAAGAGAAAGTAAACTCTAGATTTGTATCTACAGCTGGGGTAGCAGTTGGAATACCACCAGGACCAGTAAATGAAATACCACTATTTGTATTCAAAATAGATACATCCTGGAATCCAGTGATAACTGCTTCCGAATCTACTTTTGGTCTTAAATCAATTACATCTTTGAGATTAACTGTTCCATATACAGAAGAGTTGAAGTTAGGAATTTCCGATGCTGCTACACCAGCCTGGTGTACATAAGAATCTACGGTAGAGAAATCACCTAGGGAATGCTCGAAGTAATCAAAAGCAACTAGAAGTTGTCCTTGTGGAGCATCAAATCCTGGTTTCAATACAATTCTAGATACATCAAAGAAAGTATCACGTTGTCCATCATCAAAAGTATACTTGTATGAAATATCAGAACCACTTACTAGGTTGCCATCAGCATCTGCTTCTGGGGGATTTGATGTTGTTCCTTCGTAGACATACCTTAGTTTAAAAACATCAGAATACGATAAAGATTCGATAGTATTTTCATCGTAGTTAGTTCCTCTCAATGGAATAACTCTGTCTCCAGCAGAAGGAATAGTAATTCTTCTGTTTCTAATAGCGGTCTTGAGTCTGGGTCTAGCCTTATCAATTTCAACCGTAGCAGTTAATTTAAGTTTTGGATATACAACTAGAGATGCCTGTCCTTCTCCTAGGAAGAAGCTATTTGGCAAACTAATAACTAGAGATCCAGAAGTAACCTGATTAGAAGTAACGTTACCAGAATTAATTTGTACATATTCCGGATTGATGTACAAGATATCTCCAGTCTCAACTGCTGTAGAATCTCCGGCATCCAATACAGTTACGATATAATTTTCTTCAGTATATCTAACAAATCTTTGAGTTCCTGAAGTTAACTGAGCACTAAATGTAACAAAGGATCCACTGGCAGCTAGATCAGTTACAAAATCTTTTCTAATAAAATATTTAAACTTAGTATCTTCTGTGCTCTTAACGAGAGATGCTACTTGTTTGCTTCCGGTAGGGAAAATAAGACTAGATTTTGTAGAATTTTTAATAATAGGTCTTACTCTAATTACAGTAGCATTAGTAATGTCATTTGCTAGAGCGTAGTCGAGATAAATTCTAGATTTAACTGTTCCAACCGAATCTGTAGTTGACTGAACGACATTCTTAATTGTTACGCCATTATCATCTGTATATTGAATTAGATCTCCGGGAACTAAATCTCTGGATAGATCTGTTCCAAATCCATTACATGTGATAAACTTTCTTCCTTTCTCTCCTGTAAAAGTAAATGAAGTAACTTGAGACTGTGTTGAGTAAACAGAACTAGAGGTATCAATATCAGACGTGAAAGAATAATTATTGTATTCTGAAGAAAAAGATTTAATATTTTGATTGTTATAAGTTAATACTGTATTCTTATTAAGAACAGCAGTAATTACTGCTCGCTGTCCTAATCCTGCATCTGGAGTAACAGTAATTACAGGTGGAGAAACATACTTTTCTTGTAAGTTAGTGGAATTAACAATCTCAGCATTGTAAATTTGACCACCAGAAATTTTTAATTCTACAATAGAAGAATCATATTCTCTACCGTTGATAACAATATTTGCTCTGTTAGATCCACTATCACTATATCCAGAACCCCTAAAGTTTACAATAAAGTGAGAAATTGTATTCTCATCTGAAATTTTAGCAGAAAGACCATCTTCGTCAATTAGTGTTTCACCTGGCTTAAATTCACCAGACAGAGTAGTGACGAAAAGATTTTTACCGAAACTAAAATTACCAGTCTCTTCGGATTCAATTACACCATATGCTTTGCTTTCTCTACCAACTACATACTTACCAGAGCGGAATCCAACTTGAGGATCTTCATCTAACTTAATTTTCGTAAAATACTTAGGATTGAAATAAGAGAAATTAAAGATAGCACTATAAGGAGTAGATCCATCAATAGCTGTACCTCTAGAAATAACTTTATCTAAATCTTCATTAAAACCTTCTGCTCTCTTCTCCAAAGAATAATTCTTTGGTTTTGCTAAACCAACAACAGGATGAATAGTTTCATTATAATCAATGATATTTCCATAGAAGGAACCGCCTGATAAAGCAAGTGAACTTTCGGTCCAAACATATCTCAACTTGCCATTAGCATCATCATCATATTCTTTTAGGAAAGTTTCTAGTAAACCTTTATCACCTAATACAGTGAATTCAACAAAAACTTGAGATGGGTTATCATTTGTTTCTGGGCGGTTTGTAACCGAAGTTCCAATAACCTCAACAGAGTCTACAGTAGTTGGGGTTCCATCACTAGTTGTTTTAGCAAACCATAATGTTGTTGGAAAAACATCTCCGATAGAAGGAACATCATCAGCTACTTGAACGTAAATAGTTTTAATGCCTTGTGCTGGAGAAATACTTTGAGATCTTCTGGAAATTGTGTTCTTGAAATATCCCTCGGATTCTAATCCATTTAGTCCAATAGTTCCATCATTAAATACAGAGTTGAAATAAACATCTGGATACGAAGTAATTTCACCACCAACCGTGTTCAAAGGAACAGTTCCACTTAAGTTTGTAATACTATAAGTTGCTAAACCAGAAGACTTTAAAGTTACATTATCTCTTTCTAAAGTGTCTCTTGCTTTATCAACTACAATATCTTTGGTAGACTTGTTAACAATTTCATATCCCCTGACGTAGGCTTTACCAGAACCAATTCCCAAAAGCATTTTCGAATCTGCTTCTTCTGGGGATAATCCGTTAACAGTATTATCATCAGGATCTAATCTATATAATCCATTGTTTCCATCTTTCTGATAGAACTCTCTAATTTGAATTGGGAAATCTTCTACTACATAATCACCAGATTCGTCATATGTTCTTCTTGCTAATGTATCTTCTAATAGAGTGTAGTCAGCTTTCTTTACTTCTTTTTCAATTTGACCTTGATTAATTTTTAGAAGTTGAATGAAATTATTATCAGTCTTTTCGGAATAACCAAACTCAACTAACTCCAGTGTAATCTTAAGTCTATGTGCTCCAGGAGCGGAGGCATTGCTATACCCTCTTGAATTATCATATAAAGAGGTATCTTGCTCTGGAGTGACAATTTCTTCTACAATATTAAATCCTACCTTAGCAGATGTTTTAGAAGAATACTTGTCAATTACTAAAAGTTGTTTATTATTTCTTACAAAGAATCCGTTTACAAAATAAATGCCTTCTTCTACTTCTACGCCAGAAGCAAATCCCATTGCTGGACTTGCTTCTGTAGTGACATCTCCTGTAATAGGATTTTCGACTGTAATAGATGTTGGGAGTACGCTTCCATCTACACCAACAACTAAAAGGGGAGTGTTGACACCATCAACTACTTCTAAAGTTTCCCCTTGTCTAAAAGTTTTTTCGTTATTTTCGTTGCCACTAGAAACATAATTTACAAATAGAGTATCAGACTCTGTTGCACTAGATAAAGAGGTGTCTAAAACAACCCCGACAACACCAGATGTAATACCTCTTAATTGTTGACCAACTAGATCTCTAATATCATATTTGGAATATGTAATAGTTCCATCTGGATTACCGATCCCGACTTCGGATACAGAGGATAACTTTACATAATCTAATGCCGTGTTTAAACCTACTTCACCTGGAACAACTTGCTGTCCTTGCTTGAAAGAATATTTTCCAAAATTTTCAATCTGATTTTGTAATATTGATTGCAGAGTTATAAGTTCTCTGGTTTGAATTGAATACCCAGATCGAAACAATACCTTTAGAAAATTTTTATCCTTGTCAAAATCATCAAAATAAGGATTTGCGTTGAGGTTCGTCTTTTGTGGCATTTTACATTATTTGACGGGAGTGAAAAACGGTCCCCCGAAGGGGACCGTGGTATAGTATATAGATCAGAATTCGATAACGAGTTTGATATCTTCTTCCTGGTCTAAAGCACGAGTAATGAGTCTTCTGTTCTCTACGTAGAGTAGATCTCCAGAATTTGCCTCAATTTCAGGTCCAGCATAACCATTTACATAATCAACAGCACCAACGGTAACAGTACCGGCTGGTTCTAGAGTTCCTGTAGCGGATGGGTTAGAACCTGGGACATCAACTGGGTTAAGGTCATTAGCGGTAACAACCTGGAATCCAGCGACAGAAGAGTCTTGGAATTCTCTAACAACACCATTATCGGCGTGCTCATCAACGCTCTGGTAGTAAGTGATAATGCCATTAGCATCATCGACACCAATTACACGACCCTTGGCATATAGTCCGGTAGGAACACCGCCTTGGACTCTGTTCTGGTAGATGTAATCATCGGGAACGAATCCACCACCAGCAACCGAGGCGAACTTAAGTCTCTTTACAGCATAGAGAGTTCTCTCTGTAGCAAGACCAGCAAGAGGGACGGAGTTAGGATCCTTAAGAATACCGATTCTTCTGAAATCGTTATCTGTTGGGAAGTCACCCTCACCTTCATCGAATCTTAGAACGATGTTGGACATTACACGCTTGGCACCAAGCTCACGCTCGATCTTACCAGCGCCAGCAGCACCATGACCGCCTCTTGGACCGATGACAACTTCGATCTCGCCATGTCCGCCACCTGCAGCTGTTGGAGCAGGAATTACAGCAGGTGTTAAATTAACACCACCATCAACGGAGGTAAATAGACCATAGTTATTGGCGTTACCATCTTGGCTAGCACCACTTTCCAAGTATACCTTACCGTAGGTATATCCACCACCCTGTCCAACAACAAATAGTTCAGTGATGACGTTAGCAGCTACCTCAAAGCGTAGAAGAGCAGTAGAAGCAGGAGCACCACCATCACCATCCTTACCAACCGAACCATCTCCAACAACAGGAGCATAGTAAGTACCATCGGCAAGTTCAGTAGCGGATCTTCTAATCTTGGCAGCCATAATACCACCATCATTAGCAATAGCCTCTACATCAGCTCTGTTAGAACCAGATGTACCATCATTTAGAGGGATGGGCATGAAGTCCGTGGAGAGGAACTTAAGTACGTCCTGGGTAGGAACGGTGAACATATACTTCCAGACATAACCCTTAGCAGGGAAGCAAGGAATAGAACCAACAGGAGCAGCAACGGCACCCTTGTCCTCGTAGAAAACACCGTCAGTAGCTCTGTAGACACCACCGAATGTAGTATCAATCGAAGGTTCAATAGTAGCACCACCAACAACACCGTCATATGTAGCACCCTCAGCACCATTATAGAGGCACTTGAAGACTTCGAAGTTGTTGTTCATTACATAGAACTTGGAGTCTGTTAAGGTTGTGGAACCGTTAGCAGAAGTCTTACCAGTAATCTTGTTGTCAACGAAAGAAACACTGTAATCGTTGATATACATGTCGTAGGTGTCTCCACCAGCAACAGGCCAACGATATGCCTTGACAACACTCTTAGTGAAGTCAATGGTCATACGCTTGGCAGCGATCATGTCATCATAGACTTCAAACAATTCTTTATCATTGTCGAAGGCAGTGGGAACGATATCCTCGGTGGAATAACGGTATACACCAGCGGTAGCTTCGAGGTTAGCGACAAGAACACCAGTTCCGGAAGGATCTCCGTCATAAACGATGATGTCGCCGCCTAGTGCTGGGGTAGACGAGAAGGTGTTAGAACCTTCAATACCACCACGTAGAAGAACAACGTTCTCATACACAGCAGCAATTTCGCCACGGAATACAGCGCCACCAGAAGCAGGTGTTGCTTCAACCCAGTATCCAGAAGGAACATCTGCCCATGCTACGGCAGCTCCGTCGTCGGTCTTGTTATAAATTTCGAGGGTAGCGAACCAATCTTGGGGTCTACCGATGAAGAAGTACATTCTACTTCTTTCAATAGCAGCGCCAAAATTAGGGGTTCCGTCCGTCTCGAATTTGTCATCACCAAGAGCAGTCATAAACTGCTCGGCATTATAAATTCTAAACTTATCAGAAATGATTGCACTCATTTAAAAAATCTCCTCTTTAGTGGATAGTTTATTGTTATTTATACCGGTTTCAGGCAAAAGTTCTGACCTTCGTAGGTGTAGCACCACCAGCCAAGAAGGTTGTATTGGCACCTCTAATTACACCTGTGAAGGTGTTGCCAGATACTCCTGTGTACTCAACAAACTCAACATCAGTTCCATCAGAAATTATCAACTTACCGCTAGTTGGCCACTGAGACTCAGGTCCATCGAGTGTAGGTACAACTGTAATTGTTGTATCATTAATATTGATATCAGTGGATAGATCAGCGGATAGGTTGTTAATGGTTGGGATACCGTAGTTGAACTTGATTCCGTTAGAGTCTTGGCTAGAATCTGCTCTCTCTTCGAAGTCACCAATAATAACATTGGCAAGAATGTTACCGATGCTGGCATTAACAAGTATGGCACCATTGCTAATGAAAGCATTTGCTTCGAATTGAGAGTATGTAACACCAAGTGTAGTTCTGAGATACTTGTTGCCGAGTTCATCGGAAATCTCGTCAGCAATACCAGCATCAATTCTTTGAACGTATCTAGGTGTAGTCTGAACCTCAACCATAGATAGATCAGAAGGATCTTGCTGGAAGATAGAGGTAGAGATCTCAGGTGTAGCACCGAATACATTGACTGCTAGATCGTCAATAGACTTGGATGTTCTGACATGCTTGATCCTCTCGATATCGATTTCAATGGAGACATCGATATCACGTCTGATTCTTCTAGTAATGAGCTCACTTTCGATATCAGCGCGTAGATCGAGATTAGATTCGATGTAATTGACAATCGCTCCCTTACGTTCTGGGAGGATTGGGTCAGGTAATGTGAGGTAATCATCAAAGTTATTGGTGATAGTAACTGGGGAGTCAACAACAGCAACAAATTCAAGTGGCTCATCAAAGTTATCGAGGTGCTCTCCTGGAATATCAATGCTGATTGCTTTGGTGATATTGAAGTCTTGACCGTATTCAATAACGGTAGCGCCTTCACCGTTGTTGATTCTACGATACATGAAGAAGTCAACGGCATCATCTGGGATACTAACGTCAGCAACGCTAGTTGTCTGGATGGTCTCTTCTTCTGGACCTTCTGGGTCAACAGGAACAGAGACTTCACGGATAAAGGTAACACTTTGTACAGATCCACCAAAGTCATTGAAGTTAGCGTAGAATCCTTCATCTGGATTGAGGGTGTCAGTGCCTGGGAAGTAGTGTTCGCCAGGATAAGGAATGCTGATTGCTTGACTGATGCTGATTTCAACATTAGTCTCTGGAATAATAATTCTAAGAGCCTTGAATTCAGCACCGAGATTCTCACCAACAAATGCCACAGCGAGATCGATTGGCGATTCTCCTCCAGTATCATTAGTTGCTCCACCTGTCCAGACTGGAACTGTCTTGAATACTTCAAACTCAGTAGCAACTGGGGAGTTAACAAAGGCATAGAACTGAATCTCACCTTCTTCTGTTGGTGGGAAGTTGATACTAATGGCAGGGGAGACATCAACAACAGAGAATGTACCAGATCCAATTTGAGGAATAATAACTCTATTGATTGGATAATCTTCGACAATCTGAGTAAAGATCTGTGCCTCAATATTAACTGGGATAACCTTCTCGTATTCGAAGGTAACATCAGGACTGAGGACAGCAGGCGTTCTAATTGTGAGACCTCTATCGATGTCCTCAACGACCTCTTCAACAGCAACCTCAACTGGGAGACCAACCTCAAAGATAGATGGTGTGAGAGTATCAAGAACAGGTTGAACAATAAATCTGATGTCTGTGCTTTCTGGATCAGCGAGTGTAACAAGAAGTTCATTCTCGATAAACTGAGTTTGTGGAGCATCAACGATAATGTTGGTGTCAACAAAGATTTCAGGAATGATATTTCTATCAACATCAGTTCTGATAAAGTCAGGAGAGACAACTGGTAGTTCGTTATCAATACGATGGACTGCCTTGACATCAGATACGATGGTGGCACCAGCACCAAGACCGATAAGAATTGTCTCATCGACGAGATCTTCAATCTCTTCAATGATCTCACCTTGATCAATAATACCGACAGATACAACCGACTGAACATCAATCTGTGGAATAATGACTCTATTAGCATCAGTTCTGATATTGTCGATTCCGACGCTAGCCTCAACAACAAACTCATCAACAACTTCCTCAGTTGGAAGTTCTGGGCGGATGGTGAGAGGTCTTGCCACTTCGATATCGAAGATAGCACCGATTGGGATGAGAGCATCAGTAAGGAATTTCTTGATTCCGATCTCAGATTCGTTTTCACCGAACTGAGTAATTGGCATCGAGACATCAGCAATATACTCAGGAAGCTTGAGTGTGATTCTTGGCGACACACCAAGTTCAGTATCAGCAACAGAAACGTTAATAATACCACCTTCAACGTCAAGAGTTGTAATAAATCTAAACTTGAAGACAGCGCCAAACTGAACTGTTGGCATTGGGACAGGAATCTCGAATATGTATTCTGTAGAAACGCCAGGAACAATAATAATAGAACCTTGCTGGAACTCAATATTAATATCTTCGAGACCAACGTTAAACTCTGTTTCAATTCTTGTAATAATAGGACGTTCTGCCGTGGCAGATGCCGAAACAGATTGAAGAGCAACAGACTCTACACCAAGATCAAGAACTTGTCTGATAAAGTCTGTTTCTGTTGTCTCTATACTGAGATTTGGAACAGGGGTAATTCCTCTATCTAAATCAATTCTTCTGTAAATCTTATTGAAGAAGAAGTCAAGATTCTGATATGGTTGAATCTTTGGTTCGATATTGAGCTGGAAATCGGCATTTCTTTCGTTACCGAATGGATCAATATTAGGATTGCCGAGGGCAATAGCAACAGATTCGGTTGGGAAGATGCCAACCTTGATTCTTCTTTCTGCCAAGTCATTCGCCATGGCAACATTAGCGAAGAAGGCAAACAATTCACTACCTGGGATAACTGGTTCTTCAACGGTGATTCCAATATCAGGCGAAGCAATAGAAACACTGAAGTCAGGTAGAATGCGTACAGCAGATCCTGGTGGGTGATTAATTTCTGTTGTGCCTAAAATTCCTCTTTCATCAATGTAAAAACGATCATCCTCTTTTACATGATAGGATACATATTCAAGACCATTAGTACTAATAATTTCTAACTCTCCTTTAGGAGCGAAAGAATTAGTGGAAGTGACATAGAGAATAGTATCTCCAATCAAGAATGGAGCATCTGTAGTAGCAGTAAATCCATGAGATGATGGAATTGGAGGACCAAAGAAGTAATCTTCGGTTTCTACATTAAGCTTAAGTCTAATATCCGTCTGATCAGTAACAAGAGGAACAGGTAGTTCGTTGTTAATTACTATCTTGAGATCCGTCTGGTCAATATCTCGTACAGAATCTAAGACTTGTACATCTAATGTTGTAATCTTAGATCTAATCAATGCCGAAGCAAGATCTTCGCTATCAACTGTTACAGCAGCATCTAATACATCATTCTCAATTACTACTCTAATAAAGTTGGAGATATCCTGATCTTCTGGAATGGAAATATCTACAACAACTTGGAAATCAGCTCCAAAGGTAGGAACAACAGTAAAGATGAAGCTTACAAAGAAAGCAGATACATTTGCTGTTAAACCTACGTTAATAACACTTACAGTATCAATTCTATTATTGATATTTTTTCTTACTCTGTAAGGTTTGGCAACAACAATTCTAGGAGGTTCGTCATAACCATATCCAGGATCTAGTAGTTCAACACTGACTACTCTTCCTTTATCCATAAAGGAAATTTCTGCTTTGGCACCACCACCAATATTATTTTTAGGAATGAAGTATAATTTAGGGGGATCAAAGAATCCCATTTGCTGACTAATTATACCAAAATCAGTCCATTCAATTTGATTCCAGATAATCTTATCTACCCTGCCTTCATCATCAATAGTACAATAGATATTAAGATTTTTTCCTTCTTGTGGTCCATTATATGGACCAGTTATTAAATTAGTATAAAAATCTTGACCAATATACTCTCCTGGATTGTATTGTGTAGATCTTGCTAGATAATCGATAGAAATAATATTTCTATACTTGTTCTCGCCAGAGATTTCAATTTCATCATTTAGATTTAAATTGTTTAAAGTTTTTCTTCTGTCGAACCAAGCTCTATTTCCACTAATAATTCCACTAGAGTTTCCAGTAGATCTTACAAGGAGTGGATTTCCGGCAATGTCTGTTGGCGTTTGAGAAACAATATCATATGTTCCAGGTATGATGAATCTGATAGTATTCATCATGTTGTATCGTTTTTGAATAACTAGTTGCTTATTATCAAAATGATCTTCTGGCCAATTAGTTTCAGTTTTGACAGTAATTTTAAATCTTCCGTCAGTAGTTGGTCTTACGTCAGTAATTGCGCCAATTTTAATGTATGGTCCAGATACATTATAAGTCTCTCTTCTATCTGCTCTAAAGATTGTAGCCCATGTATTGTCTCCAATACCATTTCCAATAAACGAGGCATTTTCTAAAATATCTCCATCTAGATAATCATCAATATTTTCGCTATCAACATCAAGACTGACACCAATAATCTCATCTTCGACTGTAATAGTTGCCGATGCTCCAAGAACTGCCCTTCCGGCAGGTCCACTCACGACATCAATAAATCCTTCAGAAAGTTCTGTTCCAAAATCATAGTATCTAATCTGAATTCCATCACTAATAAAGGTGTCGGCAGTTTCATTTACGATAAGATATATGTAAGCATTTGGATTTCCTTCACCTGCCCCAGACACACCGGGCATTGTCATACTAGCAGACTTAATTACTGTATAACGACCGTTAATAGAATCTCCGTTTGCTGGTTGGAAATCAATCTCAATGCCGCCTAAACTAGGATCAGAAACATCAAATCTATATGTATTAACAGGCGATAATTGTAGAGTTGGGGTTACGGCACCATCAATTAAGAAATTAGATCCATCCCACGTCACTGTGAAAGTTTGAGTTGGTTGATTAAATAGAGGAATCTGACTAAAACTACCAAAACCAAAATCATCTCCGTTCTGGAAAAGTTCTAATCTAGATTGATAATTATACTCAAAACTATCTTCTCTTTCTTGGGTATATAAAACTTCTCCACAACCCAAATTTTGAATAGAGGCATCTACAGTATCACCAAACCAAGCAAGAGTTTGATCTCCATAAGCATCGCCACCAGAAGTGCTAATAGTTGCTTCTCTAAAGTAAGCATCTCTTTCATAATTAAACAGGGTAAGCTTAGAATCTACAGATTTACCATAGATATACAAGATTTCAACTTTGGGATATACAATCGATCCATCGAGTAGTTCACCGAATGGCAAGTCTTGATTGAATCTTATGACAGAACCAACAATTTTATAAGAAGATTCGGGATCTTGTAAAATATTATTGACAAAAACTAAAGCGTAAATATCGTCTGGCAGTTCTAGAACATCTCCAGATCGCTTATCGGTCATCAAGAAAGGACCTTTTGGATTCTGCTTGATTCTTTGTAGAGAAGGAGAAGCAACAGAATAATTACCAATACTAAAGATAAAACACTTTTGTCCGATTCTTACAATATTTTCTTCTCTTTCGTCTTCAAAATCATATAATGGATCAGTTGTAAAAGGTCTCTTTTTAAATAAGATCTTATCTGTTACCGTAGGATCTTCATCTCTAATAATAGTGTAATTATCATCTGGTGTTTGTTTTACTCCATCTATAACAACAATGAAATCTTCCCTGTCTTCGGATTTTACAATAGATCCATCCGTTTTGTATAATTCAAACTCATCTTTTACATTATCAAACTGATCACTAATGTCTCTAACCTTATAATGATAGGCATTCTGTAAAGCAGGATCAAAATAACCTAGAGATCTTCCAACTAATTTCTGAGGAGGAACATCTTGACCTTCGGCAATTCTAGGACCAAAAGGTGCTTGGGCAAATTCAATTTCAGTACCAACAACTGTATATGCTACCCCTGGCTCCTGAATAATGCCATCGAGAGAAACTAGTAATTGCTCATCGCTAAACGGAGCAAAAGTATTTCCGTTATCTCCACGAATAGAGAATGTAGTAGTTCCAATTCTCTTGAGAGTATCTTGATCTAATACCCCGTCAAAACCAGGAACTAAATTAAAGTTTTTGAAGTCAGTTGCTGATACATCAACATCATCAACATTAATTCCACCCACACCAACAACTTCATTGAAGGTGGCAAACTTAGCAATAGATAGATTAAGTTTGGTTGTTGTAGAGAGGGTAGAAATATTCTCTACTGTTGCCTTAACTATTCTCTTGACACCACCAGACCTACCAGAAATAGGCATATCCGTTTCTGGTTTTACAAATGCTTGAAGTACACCAAACACTTCAAAACCAGCTGGGTGAGTAGTTTCCTTGATTAGATCACGCCACTGATCGATAGTGGTTCTAGATTTAATTTCGTAAGAATAATCTTGGTAGTAGAAAGAATCTAATAGTTTTTGTTCAGATACACCAATTTTTCCTCTTTCACTAGTAAATACACCTCTAGAAGAAAGAGAACCAACATTCTCTACAAATCTTGTCACTAATACATCTTTTACAATAGCAGTGGTGGCATTTCTAATAGATTTAATAGATTTACCAATTTCAAAAGATCCTTCTACATCTTTTACCTTTAACAGACTCGATCCAGATTTCCACTGTCCAAATACAACATTAGCTCTTGCTCCTGTATCTGGTTGTATAACCACATCACCAGGGACAAAAGTTGTTTCATAATCTAGAACTAAAACAGTATTACTAGTAATTTCTGGAGTTGTTGTAAAATCTTTAGTAAATCCTACTCCATAATTAAATATCGTAACATTTTTTGGAGTACCAATATTGTTAGACTCTAGAAATACTCTAGTTGAACTTTCAACAACACTGATGTTAGCTTCTGTGTATCCGGAACCTCCGGAACGAACAGCAATAGAGATTAGTTTTCCGGCAGCAAATAATGGTTTGATTTCGGCACCAGTACCATTTCCTTCCAATACAACTTTAGGATCAACAAATCCATTGCCACCATCAAGAACATTAATTCTTAAGATAGATCCATCTCTAATAATAATTTCCAATTCAGGAGTGTTATCTGGAGATGGGAAAACACCTACAACACCTGGGAGATTAGATAAATCATTTCTGCTGCTGGTAATAGCAACAGAATTAATAAATCCAACCGCTCCCAAAGAAGATGTGGTATATCTAATATCACCAGACCCATCATACTCAGGTTCTGAATCTAAATCATATACAATTTTATCATTACTTACGTAAGTTACTCTCTTCTTACCAGTTAGAGGGTCATTTATTACATTAATAGCAGCTTGTTCAGTATCAACACCAAATGCTTTGATAAAATAGTAATATGTGTCATACCTTAACAAGATTCTTTCTAGATCTCCACCTAGATCTAACTTATACCCAAATTTTACTTTTACGAAAGATCCAGCAAGTCCTGGAGTTCCGGAAATTTCTTTTCCGTCTACTAAAATATTGTAGTTAATGCTTGGGGAAATATCCAAGAACGTATTTGCCATTGAAAAATGACTTACATCAAACTTGTATGTGTAATACTTCTGTAAATCAATAGTTGGATTTACAGTAAAGTTATTTTGATCTCCTTTAGATAACTCTAGCTTGTTAGCAACTTCTCCTACGTTTCTTAACGCTACTGTTTTTCTTGGAGAACTTTCGTCAAAAAATACAGTTCCTCCCGAAATTCTTGTAATTGTGTTTAGAGAATCTCCATAATCATAAGAAATTTTGATTTTGTTTGTTTTTGGATCAAACTCTGTAATAATTGGTTGACTGGGACCAGAATCTAAGGGTTGTGATCCAAGGGTTAATCTAAATGGAATCTCTTCGCCTTCTACCGAATTGCCATCAAAGTGATTGATTGGAATAGTTCCCTTGCTTCCTCTAATGACTCTTACACTAGCAGAAGGAACATCTACAGAACTAATTTCTACAATTTCTGATCCAATCTTTATAAAATCACCAATAGAGAGATTACTTACCGTACTTAAAAATAGACGATCATTAGTTTCGGCAAATCCAACATGATCAACAGCAAAGGCAAATCTTTGAGGATTAGTTGGGTCAATATTACCGATTGGAAAGCCCTGAACAAAAGTAATAATATCTTGAGGTCTGTATCCGAATCCCTTGTTAGTAATAGTAACAGAAGATACATAACCAAAACCAGAATTTATCTCGGTAACAACAATAGTCGCTCTGGCATTACCTGGATCACCAGATAATCCAATACCTTCTCTTGCTTGAGTGGCATCTTGGAATACCAGCTCTACATCAAAATAAGTTCCTACTGTGTAAGAAACACCAGTAGATAAAATATCTCCACTACCAATTCCAGTGTCAACAATTCTAGAATTATGTGATAGTGGTCTTGCTTCGATGTCCTGATATAATTTTTTTCTTACAAAATAAGTAGTTTCTGTTGTTGTTTCGTCTGGATCAATATCAACGGTAACAAAATCATCTACAGAAATACCATGATCTTCACTTGTTTCTAGAATAGCGATTTTATCATTAATTTCAAATGGTACAAGACCAGAACTTAAATTTTGGATGCTAACAAGTGCCGACCTAGAAGTATCCTGTAAAGCAGAACTCTTTACAAAATAATTGGAGTTTACTTCCCATACTCCACTCAAAACCTTGATAATAATAGTATTTTGTCCGGACACCCCTTCCAATACTTCGCCGGTTGCAACAATAGATTCAGTTTCAGTATCTTGTAAACTTAATGTAGCCCCAAGAGTATAATTGCTAGGATTATTAACTAGAAGTCTTTGAACTAGAACATCAGACTCTACAGGATTTTCTAAATCAAAAGATCCCGTTACATTCCTAACTACGATATCATTAGAACCAAGAACATCTTTAATGATTTCACCAAAAGCACCTGTAGATGCCTGTGATAAAGTATCACCAGCAAATACATAAGCTGTATTAGTTGTTTTGATTCTTACCGCCTTGGTTTCTTTGGATTCTATAGAAACTACTTCTTTTCCTTTTAAAGAATCTACAATTCCAGATACAGATCTGTTTTCTGTTAGGATCTCAGATCCAACAGAAAAAATAGAAGACTGTGATCCTAAGACCCTAGCAGATTGAACAGAACCTCTGGTAACATCTCCTACATATGCTCGGAATCCAGATCCAGAACTAACATAATCACCTGTCTCTAGTCTCTTTACAGAAAGTGGTAAATCTCTTTGTCTAATAGGAGAAGTATAGTTTGAATCTACAGGAAGAGAATAGAAGTTTGCTCCTAAAACATATGGGAATACTGGATTGTTATTAGCATCAATAGTTAAGAAATAGGCATATGTTCCTTCTGGATAATCTGGAGTAACACAAAATCTACCATTGTTAGCGTCTAATTGTGTTTTTTCACTGTTTACTGATGGATTCCAAGTGTAGTCTTCCACAAAACTACCAAGAGCATCTGTAATTGTAGATGGACCATCTGGTCTACTTGAATTAATACTATAGCCAGAAACCATTCTGGTGATAATACTATTAGAATCTAAAGGATCTGTGTATCCATATGGACCGTAAATAGGATTACCATCATAAGCATAACCTAAGATTGGGGAGTGATCAAGAACTGATGTTTCTTCATAAAGAGCAGTAATGCTATCCTGAAGTCTTCTTCTCAATACTACGGGGTTGGCGATTACCCCATATCCAAAGCTATTTGCTTCAAAAGAAGATTCATAGACATAAGAATTGTTTGTATCTAGTAGTTGGTTGTACTGAGCATACTTGTTTCTATTCCACCTCTTTGCTCTAGATGTTGCTGTGGCACCAGATCCAACAGGAACAGCAATAACTGCTGTAAGTTCTGGATTATACAATTTACCACCACTAATTTTTGTAAAATCGATAATTTCTCCGTTGGAGATAATTGCTTCATATTGAGCAAATCCACCCCTACCAGATAAATCGGTGATGATAATAGTAGGTGGAGAAACATAGTATTTACCAGGATTGTCAATCTTAATACTCGTTACTGCTCCGTTAGTGATTACAGGAGATAGAACAGCTCCTTCGCCACTGGTAATTCTGATAGTAGGATCGGCATCGTATACAGAATCATCATCGATTCTAAATCTAGATACAGTTTGTCCTGACAAAACAGCAAATACTTTATCTGGTTGCTCGTTAACTAAAACAACAGGAGGAACAACATAACCATTTCCTCTGTTTGTTACAGTAACTTCTTCAATAGGACCTCTAACTACTTGATCTTTTGATTTGTTACTTAATACAGGAGTTCCATCAACCAAGATACCTACATCTCTAGTACCTGTATTGTAGACTTCTGTAGTAGTAATTGGTTCTTTTCTAATTAACTTTAGAAGTTGTTGATCTTTTAAATTCTGTGTAAAGTTAACAGATCCAAATTCTTGGGCACTTGGGAAAGAAGAAGAGCAAATATAGAAATATTGATCGTCCGAGTATACAGCAGATACATCAGCAATAGAGCCAGGAATATTTACGTTAGCGTAAACACTATTTGGTTCGCTGTATGCCGTGTTAATTAACCATCTGACTTCTTTATCAGAATTGTAAATAACTGGAGAATTTGTTTGGAATCCTCCATTGTTGACTTGTAAAATGTCCCCTGTCTTAGCATATGGTTTTGGATTGGATGGTTGAACGTCTTCAATAACACCATTAACATAAAATACTACATCTTTGCCCTTTGTCTCTACATATCTAAAAACTTTAGTGTTAACTGGGAAGATGGTATTAGAAGATTCTCTCTTTGTGATAAAGAACTGGTTTACATTCTTGCCATTATACGAAAAGACAGATCCACCAATTAAAAGATCTCCTTTTAGTGGATATCCAGAAGTAGAGAATACAGTAACTCTATCCCCACCAGATAACGACGGAGTAACTGATTTTCTTAGTTCTGTTTGAATTGAAGTCTGGAACGTTCCAACAATAGTATCTGGTGCTAGAATCAATTCCCATCCATCATTAACTCTAATTACATTATCAACAATAGCACTGGCATTTTCTTGTGAGATTTCGCTTCCGATTAAAGTTGTTGGGTCTCCAGAAATTACACTAACTAAAATTCGTGTAGTGAATGAATAATCGGATACAGATGCCTTTAATGTCTTTTCTTTTGGATATGCTACCGTTACTTCTTCGTCAGATTCTTTAGAAATTAAGGTGGCAAAAATAAATCTAATAGATCTATCAGTTCCTTTTGCTCTATAAAAATCACTGATATTTTTGATGAGGGTTGCTTTATCAACCTCTCCTTTCAAATACTTTTCTGGGAAAGCACCTAGATATTCGTTTTCGAAATTTCTTACAAAGGCATATAAGAATAGATCACTGATATTTAAAACTTCGCTATCTACCTTATGTGATTCTGCTTCGGTAGTAACAAAGCTACTTTTATTGTATAAGTCTCCTAGTGTAATCGTCCCGCTAACACCTCTAGAAACCTCTAGAAACTGTGTTGAGGTTCTTTCCTTATAGAAACATACCTCATCATTAATTTTAATGTATCCGTTCTTCTCTGGGAAAGAAGTGGCATCCTCAACAGTAATTGTAGTCTGGTTTGCATTAAGAGATGTCGTAAGAGAAGATTTTCCCTTAAGAAGGTTATTTGTATAATAATCAATATTACGATAACTAGTAATATTGTGGATAATGTCTAAAGGGTTTCCACGTAATTCCTGGTGTTCATAGTATTTTTCTATGAACGTCTTAAACTGCTCATAGTCTTCTATAATGAACGCCGGTAATTGGCTCTCAATTAATGTAGAAATATTTCTTGTCTTAGCAGCCATTTACGATTACTCGGAATATGTAGTAAACTTACTGTTTGTAATATCAACGTCTAGATAAACATTACGTAAAGCGTTCAAATCATTATTATATGGGGTGACTCTTACTTCAATTTTATTATTAGCAAAAGATCCTTTGATAATGGTGAGGTTGTCAATCATAACTTCACCCTTTTCATAATCGACTTTCCCAATCGAGTCTCTAAGGACAATTTTTTCTCCAAAAGTCCCTGTAGTATATAGGGAGATTACGCCATCGTTATCTTCGAATGCTACATCAATAGTGGGATATTCACTAACTCTAAAGTTAGTTGATCTTACGATTGGCTCTCCACAATAATCAGCAAATTTATTTTGATAGCAAATTTCATAATATGATTTACTATTCAAGTTAGGAAAGAAGTCTTTCCTCATGGTTACCATGGTTTCATTCGATGTAATTGCTCTATCTGCCCTGTCAATTACAGAAACAAATTTACTGTATCGGAATTTACCATTGAATTTTTCTGTGTCTGATTGCTTGCTATAATCGCTCACAGCAGCAATTACAGACTTTTTGATGTCTTCACCCCTGGCAGTGGTAATAGACCTGTTGTAGTAGACGCTAGAGGTCAATTCTACATATAAAATGGAGGGGTCAATAATCACAGGAGTTACCGAGGCAACCATATATGGTTTTAGCTTCTCTACAATTTGTTGCTTTGTAAAGGAAGAAAGTAAATCAGCATTCTCTGGTTTGATAACAATCTTAACTACACCATACTCGGGGTTAACCTCTTCTTCTCCACCATAAACAATAATATCAGCAACAGATGGATAGATATTTCTTCCTGTGATGATAGCAGCATAATCTTGTGCTGTTACTGCTCTATCTTGAGTTCCGAAATACTTAGGAGCGTTAAATTTGATAGAGTCAATACTCTCCATCAACTCACCGCCATTAGAAGCAACAGCGCCACTGATTGTTGTGGTGAATGGATAATTTGTATTGTCGTTTACATCTGCTAAGATGCCGGAAAATGTAAACGTCTTTGCGCCATTAGTATCAGGACCGTTGGTAACAAGATAAGTAATCTCTACAACATTACCATCTTCTAGTTTTGTTCCTAGTACACCATCACCAAAGAAGACTTCGTAACGTTCGTCTTCTATTTCTTCGATGAAGAAAACGTTCGACTGAGAAGTAGCGTTTAAAATATTAGTTGAATATTCGTAATCTTTGTAAGAAGTAGAAAGAGCAGAATCAAATACACGAACTCTAATCGTGCTAGTATCTACTCTGGAGTTATCAATTAAAAATCTTTGAGTTCTTTCTGTTACATCTACAGTAAAACTGTTCTTGATGATCCTTCCTTCATAGATAGGAATATTTGTAAAACTAGCAAAGTTACTAGCTACAGGAACACTAATATCATCTACTACAACATATTGATATAAACTATCATCAAAAACTGTATTGAAACCGGTCCCTTTCTTTAAAACAATCGTGCTGGGAGCAGTTCCAGGGAAAGTAACAGCAAAACTAATATTCGCTACAGGTGCTGTTCTAGATCTGGGTCTATATCCAATCGTCTTCGCAATACTAATAACATTTTCTCTTAGTGTTGCCGAATCAAGGAATAATTCATTCGTCACCATATTGGTGTTGAATGCTGTGTAGTATGTGTTATATGCCAACACATCCAACAATATATTAATAGCAGATCCCTCAAAGTCATAATCAGTGAAATCTGATTGTGCCCTTAAGTAATCTTTTAAAGCTGTTTTGATATCAGCAAAGTCTAAGTTTGCTAACTGAACGTAAGAAGGCATTTTTATGTACTAGTCCTTGATAAAAAATAGTCTGCTGTGAATATTTTAGATTGCCCTAAGATAACATATTCTAAATCAACGTCATAACCATCTTCAAACACGTTTGGATCTACATCGATTCTTCTAACGCTAATTCGTGGTTCGTATTCTTGTAGGACACTAAAGATTTCTTCTTGAATAGTATTAGAACTAGCATAATCTAGTGGTTCAAACAAAAGTTCTCTTAATCTCGTACCAATATTACTATTAAACAACCGCTCGCCCTTGTTGGTTAACAACAAAGAACGAACGGATTGTTTTATCGCATTTTCATCTTTAACCACTTGAAGGTCGTCAGTGATTGGATGTTTCTTAAAAGTTAAACTAAAGTCTTTAAAAGACCTGACTTCTGGCATACAAACAAACAGAGACTGCCTTCATTTATTTATCGGGTTAGTTCCACCATTCTACATAGTCATCAAACCCATTCTTGCCTCCACATGGTCTAGATAGTCTATCCACAGGTGGAGTGTTTTTCTTTATTCTTTTTAGGTAACGATCTGATGCCGGATCAGTAATCAGGGTCATCCCCGATTCAATAAAATCTTTACTTTTATCTACTGGTGTGTTTGCCATCTGTTTTTACGTAAATGTGAAAACAGAACTTTTAAAGGGGTTTCTATCCCTACATTATTATTTAACTGTGTATATGTTGAACGGTAATTTTCTTTATACCTTTCGTAACAGGTTCTCCTTTATGCCTCCATGCCCAATCCGAAGGGAAAATTACGCTCCAACCTTTTTTGGGTATAATATCAACTCCACATCGGAATACAGTATGACCTCCTTCGAAATTATCATTCAAATAAGTGATTGATGAAATAATTCGTCTGCCACCTAATGCTGCCGAATATTTACCCGGACGTTGAATTGCTGTTGGTTGTACATCTGCATGCCAATCCATATGATCACCCGGTTTATACAAAGCAATTTTTGTACTTACCCTAAATGTAGGACTATCTTCCGAAAGATATAGTTCTCTATCAGTAAACTCTTCCGGAAGGAATGCCATATAAGCATTCATGATTTTCCTATAATATGGATTTTCGTCTGTAGGAAGAATAGGAACTTCATTAGAAGCAGTCATACCTTTCTCATATAGAAAGACATAATTACGATTACACCATCCTTCCTGTTGACGTTTGGTTTGAACATCAAATGCTTTCTGATAGAGATACTGAATTTCTCTATCAGTTAGCACGGGACCATAAAAGATAAAATCTTTTAAATGGTTAAAATCAGCCACGTCCTTGTCCACGATAACGCTTACGAGCATTGTTACGACTCGTAGCAGCATATTTGGTGTGCTGTCCACATCCTTGACGAGTCTTTTTCGGCTTAGACTCGATTTTTTGTGCTCCAGTCAATGAAGGTCGTTTTGCCATAATCTTTCCTCAATTACCTTAGTATTTTACATGATATCCAAAAGGGTGTCAACCCTCAGCGCCCTTCTTTTCAGAGTAACAACTAACTTCCAGAACTCGTTACAGGTCTTTGATATGCTCCTACTACTACACCGGGAATATTACCTACACCGGGTAATAATGACCTAAAAGTAAATCCTGCTATTTGTGTTCCATATACAATAGCAACCGGTTGCTTTTCAATAAACACATTTGGATTACTTGGTGTGCCACCAGTATTACCCGTTGGTGTTGGTACTAATACCCTCGGAACAGTGGGAGGGCATCCAGTGATAACAGTAAATAAATTAGACAGTACCGCTGGACTTTCAGATGCTCTGTTCTCAACAGCAAATACATTCCTCTTACCTACAGAAACCGTAGGAGCAATATGACATGCCCCTACCCCTATAGGAGGTCCTGCTGAATAAATGCATTGTCCTATTGCCCCTAATGTGTCTAATGTCTCAGGTCCCGTGAGTCTAGGACCGGTCGGTAATGCCATTGATTTCCTCTAAGCGACGTAAGCGTTTATCTACACTATCTAGATATTCAACGATATTCCAGTGTACGTCCTCGCCTGGTGGACGATACATCAT